CTTCATAGAATTTAGAGTCTTTTACTACTGTTTTAATCTGACCTTGAAATTGCATTTGATATTGCGACAATGATGTTTTCTTATCGTGCATCTTATTCAAGTTAGCATCTAACTCGGTCTGTATTCCTTCTATTAATGTAGTACGTTCAAAGTTATCTTTTTGCATATCTATAATTTGAATACGTTGCTCATCAATCTTTTTAGTGATATTCTTTGCATTCTCATCGTTGAGTGCACCAATCTCACGTATATATTTACGCTGCAACTCTATCTTTTCTTTTGTAAAATCTAGGTTATATGTTAGATCTTTCAGTTGTTCTTTAAGAATTGTATTACGATCTCTTACAATACTGTTCATCTTAGAGAATATATTAATGTCCAGAAGATCCTCAATAACGTCACGACGATGTTGTGCCGGCAACTGCATGAAAGGAATAAAACTGCTACTGCCAAGTACAACTATCTGATGGAACGACTTGTGGTTCAATTTGACGATATTTTGTTCGAGGATCTTCTGGTACTCCTTTGAGTGAGAAGACTGATTCAACATTGTATCATCTTTCCATATCTCAAAGAGGTTCGGCTTGATCCCACGCATAACTCTAAAGTGTGCTTTACCAATAGAAAATTCTATTTCAACTATACATTCTTTATTGTTTATTGTGTTCACAAGTTGTGGTTTGTTAATATTACGGTGTGGCCTGCCAAATAAGGCAAATGACATTGCATCTAGCATAGTAGATTTACCTGAGCCATTTGCTCCTACAACAAGTGTAGACTGACTTCGTGCAAGATCTATTTTAGTAAATGTATTTCCGGTAGATAAAAAGTTCTTATATTTTAGTGTTTTAAATATTATCATGCAATTTCAAGGGCCTGTGCTTCTGTTAGTAATTCGCGCATTGACATCTTTAGCCTATCTTTATCTAATTCAGTGTCTGCAGCTTCAATGTAACTGTCTAGGAGTTGACTAGTATCCTCAACAGAAATGTTATCATCATTAATATTTGCACCAAGGAACTCGTCAAAGTTCTCAGCAATCTTTAATTCATAGATAGGTCTTTCTTGTATTCTATCAATAAATCGATCAAATGTAAACAGGTTAGCTTTATTAATTACTACTACTTTAACAAACTTCTTGTCACATTGACTTACGTTATAATCATTATAATCTATTTCTGAGTCATTGTACATAACTTTATGAAATAAAGTGTGTTTATTTTGTATTGCTGTGAGCTCTCGTGTGGCCGTATCAAGCACGTGGAAGTGCTTTGGATCATGTGCATCTGACCAGGATAGTTCTAATTGTGTACCAAGATATGTAACATTGTCTATCGTTGATTTAGTATGAAAATGGCCGGTGAGCACTCTTTCAAATTTACTGAATATCTTATGATCCATACCTCCATGGTTTTGAATGCCTCTTGACATATCAAATCCACCCAATTCAAGGTGGGCACCTAACCAGTCTGCTTTACATTCTTTAATAAAGTTCATTGATTCATCATAATTTTCAGATGTAATCCATGGTAAAAGTGCCATCTTAAATCCATCATAATCCATGACAGTTGGCTTCATAACGATATTGACTTCATTCATATAATGCCCAAGTAGTTCTTTTAAACTATTCAGATCGTTTGTATTCTTAAAGAATGTATCATGATTGCCTGGGATAATATCCATACTGATACCACAGTCACGCAAATTAGATAGAAAGCTTTGTCTATTGCGATTTAATGCTTTAAAGTTTATAAACTTACGATTATCGAAGTAATCGCCAAGGTGTACAATGTGCTTAATGCTATTGTCGTTAAGATATGGGAAGAGAGTTTCATTATAAAAAGTATCCGCGTTGTCTAGGAATATTTCGGATGAGTTATGATTACCGGCATGGGTATCATTCAAAATGCATATTTTCATTAACTTAGAATCTCACTTAAATCTGAATCACCAGAATTAGCTACTGCTTTATTTTTCTGCTTCTTACGTTCTAATTTTACAATTGCTTTTAGTTCGTTATCTTTTATTTTAATTGTATCAATACGATTCTTCAATGTATCAACAAAGTGCATTGCCACATTACTAGCAACCCCGCCCATTTCTATGTCAGTAAAGTCTTCAATAGTAGATTGAGCTATAAATTTCATCTTAATATCTTGTTGTCTTTTTTCCTTAGCTATCCTGCGAAGGAAGGCATACCAAGATATCTGTGTGAAATATGCGAAGGCGTTAGGATTACCAGTACGTGTAGCTGCCTCGATGTTATAGTTTTCTATTGCTTTAAGACAGTTTTCAACTGCATCCATTACCATTTCTTCTCGATATGTATATCGTACAAAGTTTGATTTATGGGATAATCCTTCTGCAATTCGAAGGAAGCATTTTGCAATATAATTAGTTACGACTGGCAACCTTTTTTCAGCCGCTTTAGCTTCTTTAATAACAGTGCAATAGTCTACTACAGCATAAGAGAATTCTCTATTATTGACGTAGTGTGGTTTGTCTTTGGGCTTTATTTTCGCCATGATAACTCCTAGTATATCTTGTTGTAATTATTATAACACAACTCTAAGGGGATGTAAACAATTTTATTTTATTTTATTTTGCAAATAATGCATTTTAGGGGTGTACAAAGTACTCAATTCATAGTATAATTAATAGAGGTTTTATGAGGTGGGTAGAGTACCTAATTAAGCTTATTAGGATCGATCTTAAAAGGTATTATGTTATCTAAACTATCATCTGAATCTATATCACTCATATCTATATCAGGTTCAATATAATCGCCTAAAGTAATACTGTCTACGCTGTTTTGATTAAATTCGGCCCTCATCATTTTGATATATTTCTTGTATTGTTTCTTAAGTAGTGCACTAGGATGCCCGATTGACATAATATGATATGGCATAAGAGAAACCATTGAATTGTTATCATCTTGATATGTCATAAATGGCCTAAATGTGAACCATCGAGTTCCTTCTTTAAAATTCTCTTGTATTATAATTTTTGCAGCCTGTCTAACGATCATTACTTCACTGTCATCTATGTCTAGATCAGGCCACTGAATAACCTCACATAACAGCTCTTGGCCGTTACTTAGTATTAACTGTCTTAGATCATCAGATTTCATTTTAGCCCTACCTCATATACTTTATAATTAAATTTCTGTTTATTATAAATCTTAATGCGCTCCGCAGAATGTTCTAGTGCAAAGTTTTTTCTACCCAACCAGTGCAAATCATCAGCAATGTCGTACAGCTTAGCATCACGCCCGTCATCACTCTTTCGCAAACTCCTGCCAATACTCTGTAATACTCGGATCTGTGACTTTGAAGGTGACGCGAATATTATATTATGCAGGTTACGTATATTTATACCTGTACTAAACGTACCCATACTGGCCACAGTAATAGAATTCTTTTGGGATTCAACAATAGCTCGAATTGCTTCTCTATCACTTGTAGCAGTTTCTCCGCTTACATAGAACACTTTTCGATCTTCATCTGCATCATCTCGTATCATATCAAACAGTACTTTACCATGTTTCTCCACAAATTGAAATAATACTAAGGTATTACCGGTTTGAGTAGTAGCAAGGTTTCTTATAAATTTATTTCTGCTTTCATTACGTACTATATAGTCTATTTCTTCCTGATAGGTTTGTTTGGTACGGCTCTTACGTATCTCTTCAGAGTATTTAAGTACTATAACATTAATAAGCAGCTTTGCCAGGGTATCGTTATCTTGTAGCTTTTTTGTAGTTGTAACATTATATATCCTACCAAATAGGCCCTGTAATACGAGCTCATGCGTCTGTGTACCATCTAATGTACCAGTTGTACCAAATCTGTATTCGGCTTCTCGTGCCTTATTCATTATAGAGTTTAGCGATTTAGATTTGAATCCATGGCATTCGTCACCAATTACGCATCCAAATTGTTCGAACCATTTACCAGGTAATTTGTATATTGATTGCCAAGTTGATATAACTGTTCCGGCATTAGTCATTTTTTCTTTACCAGAATATATCTTATGACAGCCATTTTCTACAATCATGCCATAGTCTTTAAAGTCATTATACATCTGATCGACTAATGATGTAGTAGGCACAATAATGAGTACCTTCTGTATATTACTATTGAGCATAGAGAGATAGTATTTAATCAAAACATATATTATAAGTGATTTACCTGATCCTGTTGGGCTCAGGAGTATGGCTCTTTTATTATACAGCGCATGACATATAGCATCAAACTGATAATCTCGTATTGCGATAGGTTTACCACGAGATTGTATATTAAGCTCTTTGACAAAATCCATTATTTTATTTGGATCTATGCTAACAGTTTCGTCAGGAGAACCATAGTTATTCTCATCAGAAAGTTCTATCATATAGTTACGTTTAACGCAGAAGTCTTTTATGAATGGATATAGACCAACATGGATTTCATTCGACTGAACATTAAATAATCGTATCTTGCCGTCCCAGACCTTATTCCGAAACGCTGGCATGTACTTGTAACCAGGCACAAAGAACGAAAAGAAATCACTTAACTCATTCGCTATACCAAAATCGCATCCCACATGCATGATACTGTGGTTTTTCTTCTCAAGTATTATTTTGTCCATATAGTATATATACAGTGTACAAAGCGTCATAAATGTGTTATAATAATCTTATGAAATTAAATTTAGAATCTGTATTAGAAATGTGGGCTGAAGATAGCAAGATATCTCAGGCAT